TATCAAATGCATGATCATCTCGCAACAGAAAATTCCGCTGCACGGCGTGAAATTCGCAATATCTTGCGTCTGCCCGGTGGTTCCCGGCAAGAGCTTGCGTCTGGATCGCAGTCAGCGGCGGTTTTCCACGGGACTTGGATCGCCAGCTACGATCACTCCGGAAACACAATCCCAAGCGGTCGCCCTGTGCCAGTCTCAGAGGGAATTAAAAATCGCGCGGAATCGTGGCCCATAGAACGCGCGGCCTTGAGTGGCCCGGCAACCCCGGGAACGGTCTTGAGCATCGGTTGACATCAGCGGACTGACCTTCCGTCTGTCAATCAATGTGGCGGCGCCGAAAAAAGCCGCTGGTGGACGCACAGGGACAATGTGCGGCGTCTCTTCGGAGGCGAAAGGGAAACGAGTACGCGAAGCTTAGGCTTCTCCCGTGGTTGGGGACTTGAGGCTGGCCCTGTGCCCATACCTCAAGGCGGAAAGGGCGGAGCTATGCCCTACGACCAGACACGAGACCCTGGACATACCCGAGAGCCTTCGCCTTCACGTCTTCGGGCTCATCGAAAAGTGCATCCGTGATATCAACGACGGTGCCTTCCTTGAGCGGATTGACGCGGAAAACATCGCCCGGTGTATGTCGGAAGGCTTCGGCCAACGCATACACCATTTCCTCGGTTAACTCCGTCTCGCCGCTTTCGAACTGAGAAATCAGGCCCCGCGACCGGTCGATACGCTCGGCGAGTTGGTCCTGCGTCAGGCCGCGATATTTACGCCATTCGAAGACGTAATGCCGGGGCCGGGCGCGTTCGAGCCGCTGTTTTCGTACCTGTTTAGCCATCCTAGCATGATCTGCCGGAAGGAAAATTACGTCTATACAGCCAACCTAACAGAAAGTGCTTGCCTTTTGCCGTTAGCCAGACTAACGTCAACGCATCATGGAAAAACTCACCACCTGGATCAAAGCTGAACGCGGGCGCCTGGCCGAGCTGGCCGGGGCTTGCAAGATCACCCACGCTGCAATCCTTCAGTGGAAGCGTATTCCCAGCGATCACGTGATGGTCATCGAGAAGGTAACGGGCATCCCTCGTAAGGATCTTCGGCCCGACCTCTACGAGGGGATGGAGTCTGCAGCCTAATGAGCCAGCTTCCGCAATTTCTCCCCGCCGCAACACTGAACGCCCATGGCCTTCATTGTCATCTGGATGGATTCCATGACTGCTTTGGCGGGCAGCACGAGACGGGCAACGATAATGTAATCCATGTGCCCGGCATGGTCGTGGAGGGACTTCTGGCGGGCATACAGGGTGAACCTGAAATTGCCATCTCCCAGGTCCTCGGCGTCGGCAAGACCAGTGCAAAAGATATCCGGCACGATGGCCGGTTCGACAAGCAGATGCTCCATTTCTCAAGCCCCTTGGAGAGCCGTGGTTATTTGTCGGCTCACGGTCAGGCTGGAGCATTTTGCGCTGCATCGACAAGGGCTGTTTCGGGACTGTTCAGCTTAAGTTGCGCTTATAGTTCACGCCACATTAACAGGCGCAACGATGACGTGAACAGCACCACCTCCACGAGCAGGAGGGTTGCATGAGCGAGATGGTCGAGCGCGTCGCGGATAGGCTTCAGACGCTTGCTTTCGAGCTTTTTTACGACCCCTGGACCGACGAGACATCCGAGAAATTCGCCCGCGCCGCTATCGAGGCCATGCGCGAACCAACGCTTTCGATGGTTCATGCTGGCGCATGGGCAGGCCCTTTTACGATTGATCGCTACATGGCGATGATAGTTTCCGCTCTCTCCCAATCTCACCCCTCGCTGCCCACACCTGCAGCGACGTCGGCAGATGCCGCAAACCCTCCCCCGGTGGCGTCTGCCGGCACCAATTCCGAGGTGCAATCATGATCTATCTAAACTGGCATGTCGGGATGAAGGTCGTTTGCATTGACCCGACACCAATTCCTGATGAGCCCGTTCACGGCGAAATCTACACCATCAGTTGGATCGGCATTACCGGCGACAATCAAGTTTCTATCGATCTCGTAGAAATGCCGTCGCCAGAAGATGAAGAAAATTGGCGCGGATACCTTCCTGAGGGTTTTAAACCGGTCAAGACGCGCAAGACTGACATCTTGATCTTCACCCGCATCCTTCGGAATCCGCACATTCGGATCAAGGAGGACGCATGACATCACAATCCTCCAGGGCGTGTATCAGCGCGATCTGTAGAACCAGCAGCGGGACCTGGAGTGTCAGGGCGCGCGCAACTGCTGGCGGTCGGTTCCCTCAGAACAGAAGTCGCGCGTCCGCCTTTTCCCAATCCGCTGCCGTTTTCCCCACTTCCGGCAGTGTGATCGCAGCATTCCTCCCAAGGTTGCGTGGACTGGCCCGAGCCTGGAGCGATATTCCCAACTTTGTCGCTCGGCTCGGGCCATTTTTCGGCAGGGGACTGCTGCCGATCTGCAAATTTCTCGGAGCCTTTAAGACGCTCCGATGCCTTTCGTCTGACGCGCTCGTCCAGTTCTTGCAGGAGCCTACGGGCCGCGTCTTCCATCGTTTCTTCGTCTCGCCAGTCCTTTCGCCTGTGCCTGCTGTCCATGGTCAAACCATGCAGCACAAGGACACCCGAGATCATGGGAACTCATACCCGCAACACGGATAAAAAGCAGATGTCAGATGTAGCTTTGGCACGGTCCTACGTGGCCGATATCGGAGGCTCCGGGAAGGTTCAGGCCATCCTGTACGCAGCCTATTCCAAGCTCGTGAAGATGTTCCCCCACGAGGAAAACCCGAAATTGCAGTGGACCGAGCGGAGGGTTCGTTCGTTCTGGAACCAAGAGGCCGCCTACGTCGAATTCCGTGAGATGCGCGAACTACACGCGGCAGCGGCAAAGGCAAAAGAAGAGCGTGAACTGCTCCAGAAAGCGAGGAAAGAGCATGCCGCATTCATTGAGAAAACCGCCGCTTATCGTGCGCTTCTTGAGCGTACGGACCAGGCTTTTTTTAGCGACGAAATTGAGAGGCTGGGGCGCAGGCCTGGCGGAATGGATATGCCCCGAAATCACGGAGAATGACCAGTGAGCATCTATTTCCTAGAGGCTGACGGGCTGATCAAGATCGGGTTTTCCGAGCAGGTCAAAAACCGTGTCACCAACATCCTCGGATATCAGCGCTATGGCGGCAATTTCCTCGGGCATATGCCGGGGGACCGGGCGCTTGAGAAACATCTGCATGCCAGGTTCGCCGAACATCGAGATTATGGCGAATGGTTCCGACCTACGGATGCCATGCGAGCCTTCATCGCCGCCGTTGCGGAGCCAACCTATCCAGAGGACGGCCCCGTACCGGCTGGCGCACAAGCCCTTATTCAAGAGGATATTTTCTGTGAGCACGCAGCCGACAGCATTAAGGCATATATCCGCGCCGCCAAGCTTACGCAGCCCCAGGCGCTGGTAAAGCTGTCGATCTGGTCGGGCATTTCTCACGACCGGCTCAAGGACATTGTTGAAGGCAATGTCTCTACGGTGACGGCCGGCGAATTGGCGATTTGCACTGCGCTCGGAGAAGTCTCTGGGAATGAATCTATCGAGAAATTGGCAGGTGCGGCATGACGGCTACAGCGCGTTTATTGCTGCGCTCCGCTCGCTGGCTCGCCCTCATCATCGCCCCTGAATTGAAGGACGAGTAAAATGCTCATCCTCACTGAAGACATGATCAAGCGTATCCAAGGCCTCGACTACGAAGAGCCAGAGTACGAATCCCGCTACCCCCTCGGTCTATGCTGGATCATCGCTGCCCTTATAGGCGCAGCATCCTGGTATGGCCTGTACTACTGCGCCTCTATGGCGTGGAGGGCTTGGCACGGATGATTGAGCCGACACGCCCATTGCTGCGGTGGCATGGTGGCAAGTGGCTGCTCGCCCCTTGGATCATCGGCCACTTCCCCAAGCATCGCGTCTATGTCGAGCCCTTCGGCGGCGCAGGTTCGGTTCTCATGCGCAAGGAGCCATCTTATGCGGAAATATGGAATGATCTTGACGGGGACGTGGTGAACCTGTTTCGCGTGCTCCGGTCTGGAGAGAGCGATGAACTGGTGCGCCAGCTTCGCCTTACGCCATTTTCCAGGGATGAATTTGACACGGCTTACGAACAATCAGAGGTGCCGCTGGAGCGCGCGCGACGGCTCGTTATTCGCTCATTCATGGGCTTCGGGTCAAACGGCCATAATCGCGTCACGGGCTTCCGAGCCAATAGCAATCGCTCAGGGACAACGCCAGCACACGATTGGGTCAATTACCCTGATTCACTGGCGTTGGTTGTCCAGCGTCTCGCTGGCGTCACGGTGGAGAACAAAGACGCCAAGGCAGTTATGGCTCAGCACGACGGGCAAGATACCATTCACTACGTGGACCCTCCATATGTGTTCGCAACGCGTGCCGACCTCTCGAAGGACTACGCTCACGAATTAACGGACGATGATCACGCCGAGCTTCTGGTCTTCCTTCGCGGCTTGTCTGGAATGGTAGCATTGTCTGGCTACCCGCATGATCTCTACGACACGTCGCTGCATGACTGGAAACGGGTAGAACGCGAAGCTTTAGCTGACGGTGCCTCCAAGCGAATCGAGGTTCTTTGGCTCAATCCTAAACTGGTAGCCGCTCTTGAGGCTGAAAATTTGCAGCCAAGCCTATTTGGGGAGGCAGCATGACCATTCTTTCGCCCTCAATCCCCGCCTCGCACACTCCTACCCATAAGGCCAACGCAAGGCACTCGTTCCTGTTCCAAGACGGGAGCGAAATATGATCCGCTTCGAGCTACCGTTCCCTGTTCCGCTCTCTGCCTGCTTCACCAATGCGCCAGGCAGGGGCCGCGTACCTACGGCTCGGTACAAGGCATGGCAGACGGAAGCTCTATGGACCATCAAGGCACAACAGCCCCAGCCGATCGACGGTCTAGTGTCGGTATTCATCCGCCTTGTGGCGCCAGACAAGCGCCATCGTGACGCCGGGAACTGTGACAAGGCCGTCGGGGACATCCTCGTCAAGGCCGGGATCATCAAGGACGACAGCAACCGCTACATCCGCCGGCTCACCTACGAATGGGCCAACGAAGGGCCTCCGTGCGTCGTGCTGATCCAGCGGGCAGAAGAACAACTTGCGGCCTGAGCCTGTGGACGGCTTGTGGATAACTCAAGTCGCTTGTGAACAACGTGCGTAAACGGTTCTTGTGGCGCCCTTGCAACTCGGCGGTTTCTGGCAAGTCAAGTAGAATAGCAGAATTCGAATCTATCGAAAAAGGGACGCGTCGAAATGGACCGCAAAGATGCCCAAAACGAAGAAGACGACGCATGGGAAAGCCTTGGCGATGTCATCGCCAGACTGCTGGCCAGATTGGATCGCCAGAGAAGCCGTAAGGCGGCGTAACGAGCGCCGGATCGCGCGCATCGATGAAATTGTCGAGCGCGTCGTTAGAATGAATAGGGACTTGGGACATGGCGGAACCTACTCAATACCGAATCAAGAACTGGACCCAATTTCAGCACTACAAGGACCGGTCGCCGGAGTGGATTAAGCTTCATTTCGCGATCCTTGCTAGCGAGGATTGGTCGATGCTAGCAGATGCTAGCAAGCTGCTAGCAGTCGTGTGCATGTTGGTAGCATCGCGCCACGGCGGCATGGTTCCGAACAAACCGGCATATCTGAAGCGCATTGCCTATCTGGATGAGTTGCCTGACCTTGCCCCATTGATTTCATGCGGATTTTTGGAAATCCCGCTAGCAGACGCTAGCAAACCGGAGCGTGTGCTCACAAATGCTTGTCTAGAGAAGATAAGAGGAGAGGAGAAGAGAGAAGATAAGAAAGATAGGGGCGCTGACGCGCCGACCGAAATGGCTTTTGTCGGGAGGGTGATCCGACTATCGGCTGGCGACTTCGACAGGTGGGCGAAGCGGTATCATCTCATCCCCGACATGCTGGCCGAACTCACGCTGGCTGACGACTATTATTCCGAACATCCGCCCAAGGATGGCAAGTGGTTCTTCTCCGTCTCGAAATGGCTGGAGCGGGCACACAATGATGCCCTGAAGCCCAAAGTCGATCCTGATGCCGCCATCTACAGGAACGTGCTCTGATGGCTGATATTGTCACCGTCAAGCGCATGCTGGCCGACAAGGCACAGTCTGTCTCCGAGATGCTTTTGCCCAATGGCCGTAAGGAAGGCCAGGAATGGCGTGCCGGCTCGACCGGAGGCGAGAAAGGCCAATCTCTCGGTGTCCACCTTTCGGGCACCAAAGCCGGCATATGGCAGGATTTCTCAACCGGCGAAGGGGGAGATCTGCTGGATTTATGGATAGCGGTCAAGGGCGGCACACTCCCGCAAGCGCTCGACGCAGCTCGCAACTGGCTCGGTCTTTCGCGACCGGAGCCGTACCGCCAACCTGTCAGGACATTTACGCGGCCAAAGAAGCCGACCTGTTCGGCGATCCAGGGCCAGCCGCTGGATTATCTTCGCGAGGATCGGAATATACCGGGAGAGGTACTGGCGAAATACAAGGTGGCATCAAACGGGGACGAGATCATTTTCCCGTTCCTTCTTCCTGATGGCGGTCTGGCGCTGGCGAAATCGCGCAAGGCAGAAGATGGGGCCAAGCCGAAGCCGACTGCTGCGGATTGCGAGCCGGTTCTGTTTGGCTGGCAAGCAATCCCTGATCACGCCCGCGACATCGTAATCACCGAGGGAGAAATCGACGCGCTGTCTTGGGCAGCATATGGCTACAACGCCATGTCCGTCCCGTTCGGCGGTGGTAAAGGCGCCAAACAGCAATGGATAGAGAGTGAGTTTGAGCGCCTGGAGAGGTTCGAGAGAATCTATATCTCCACTGACATGGACAAGCCGGGCGACGAGGCCGCAAATGAAATAGCTTCCCGACTTGGTCGGCATCGCTGCTACCGCGTTTCGTTGCCCCGCAAGGACGCCAACGACTGCCTTGTGGGTGGCGTAGCCAAGGCCGCAATGGATGCGGCGATAATTGCCGCGAAGAACCTTGACCCGGAGGGCCTGAAGCGGGCGAGTGATTATACCGACAAGGTAATCCAGCTCTTCTGGCCGACGCACGAGGATAGGCCAGGCTACACCGTCCCGTACTCAAAACTATCGGACAAGATCTACTTCCGTAAATCGGAGGTCACGCTTTGGAGCGGGGCGTCGGGGTCGGGCAAGAGCCAAATCATTTCCGACTGCATCCCGCATTGGATCAAGCAAGGTAGCCGCATTTGCCTCGCCAGCCTTGAGATGAAGGGCGAGCAGACGCTGCGCCGCATGTCCAAGCAAACCGGAGGCGTCGATCGGCCAACGGCGCAATACATCGAGCGTATTCTCGGGTGGCTCGATGCCGGCCTTCTCATATACGAGCGCGTCGGAAAGGCCGGTGTCGGCGCCCTGCTGGAAATCTTCGATTACGCCCGTGCTAAATATGGCTGCGATCAATTCGTCATCGATAGCCTGATGCGCCTGGGTATCGCTGCGGACGACTACACCGGGCAGGAGAAGGCAGTTTTCCAGCTCGTTGATTGGGCCGTCAAGCACGAAGTTCATCTTCATCTCGTCGCCCACTCCAGGAAGGGCGAGAAAGGGCAGGGGGCGCCCGAGACTGAAGACATCAAGGGCGCAATGGAGATCGGCGCCAACGCCTTCAACATACTTACGGTATGGCGCAACCGCAGGCACGAGGAAGAGATTCAGGCGGCCGAGACGGAAGCGCTGAAGGCTGATCTGAACCAGAAGCCGGGCGTCATCCTGAACGTTGCCAAGCAGCGCAACGGGGATTTCGAGGGAAAGGTCGGGCTTTGGTTCGACCAGGACACCTACCGGTATCATTCTTCATTTGATCGCGGCGTCTGGGATAGGCGCTTCCTGCCTGTCGCGCCGCATAGCGAAAGCGAGGCAGCATAGTGGCATACGAACAAAAAGATAATTCCGGCACCCTCTTCAAGAATGACCGCCGCGAAAAGGATTCGCATCCCCACGCCAAGGGGTCGGCAATGATCGACGGCGTGGATTATTGGGTCTCCGCTTGGACTAAGGAAGGCGCCAAAGGAAAATTCCAAAGCCTTTCGTTCCAGCGCAAGGAACCCAAGCCGCAGCAACAATCGCAACCGGCAACCCAGCAGCAGAACTATGGACAGGCCAGCGGCGGCAACGCGCGCGAACTGGACGACGAGATCCCTTTCTAAGGAGCGTTTCATATGCGTCAGTGGAATTGTGTTGAGCGTACGGAAATAGCCAATCTTCTCAAGAGAGGCCTGACGGCAGCGCAAATAGCGCTTCGTTATGAGGGGCGAACTCGGTGCAGCATCATCAGCTTCGTCAACCGCGATCCGATGCTGCGAGAAATCGGGTTCCAGCATGAGAAGATCTACATGAAAAGATCAGCATAGCCTCTATAAGCCTTTGAAGAATAAGCGAAAATCTGGTAGATTCGCGGTGAATTGGAGCGTGTGAAATGACACCGAAAGAGGAAATTCGGCGCATACTGTCGGAGGGCGAGAAAACGGGACTCGAACTGAGGCGGTCGTCCAGCGGACTGAGACGCGGAACGATGTATATCCACCTTTTCGATATGGAAGAAGCTGGCCTGATCCGCGTGCGCGACGATGTTCACGGCCGCTTTCTCTACTCGCTCACTGAGGCCGCCATCCGCTCCCCCTCCAATACGGAGACGCCGACATGAGCACGATGATGACATATGCAGCGTGCGCCACAACTGTCGCTGTGGCCGCCACGTTCCTAGTGGTGCTGTGGAACTTCGATCCTGTGTACGTCAAGGCGGCATTCTCGGCGGTCATTGTTTCCACCGCTGCGTTTATGGCTATCGCATTGATGGACTAGCCCATCCTCCAACCGCCAACACGGGACAGCGAAATGAGCGAAGCGTCGGCACAGATAGCGAAATTGACCGCCAAGGCCGACGACTTACTCAAGCGTGGCGATGCGGCTGGGGGCCATAGGACTGCCGAAGGTAGGCGTCTTTTGCGCGAATGCCGGAGGTATCGCCGCCAAGTTCGTGACTTGAAGGCTAAACCCTAAATCGCAACACGGGGACACCATGGCAAGAGCAGTCACACGAGCGGCAAAGCTTCGAGCAAAGCGCGGGCGCCCCCGCAAAGATGCACCACGCACACCATCAGGACAAATCTCACGCTCCAAGGAGGCGAACCTCGAAATGAACATGCAGCCTGCAATCGATCGCCGCGTTCGCCAGTACGGCATTCACGGCACCAAGGACACCACGGCGCAAATCCTGGCCGGTGATCCTGCGTGGGGGTATCTCCTTGGGCGCTTACTGAAGGACGGTGTGCTCAGCAAGGCCCAGCATGACGCCGGCAATCGATACAGCGAGGACATGGCCGCCTACTTCGGCCTGACGGGCGTGCCGTTCCCCAGCGCAAAGGCTCAGAACATGTTCGCGGTTCGCGGCAGCTCTGGCGATGACGACGAGGAGCGTGGCAAGCGAGCCGCCAAAGCCAGGCGCCGCATGGTCGAACTTCGCGACCTTCTGCTGGCCTGCGGGGATATCAACACCGGCCGCCGCGTCTTGCATACCGTCAATGCCGTTTGCGTCGAGGATATCGACCATCTTCGCACGCTGAATTCACCCATGAAGGCGTGGCTGGTGAGCGGACTCAACTCGCTTTCGCGATTTTACGAGGGGACTTGACTTCCATACGCAAATCAGTGATCCTGCATGAAATTCTATCGTGACGCTTTGCGTCTCAAGGCCCGCCGAGAAATCGCGCGGGCTTTTTCTTTTGCCGGTCCCGCGCGTCGCTGTGAACAGCATCGCTTCGGTTAAGAGCAGACCTTCGCGGTCAGCCGCCGGCAAGCCCCAACCCAGAGCTGGAGGGCGTATGCCGACACTACGCTCACCGCTGCGAAGCCCGCTTAGATCATCGATCTTCAATCCGCTGACGGGCGGGGGATTGACTGGTACGATAGCCGATTTCCCCCAGGACCTCGATTGGACAGTTCCATCAGTTAAGGGTGGGCCTCAGTCATTCTCGGGCTCTCCGGGTGCTGGGAATCTCTTTCGTCAAGGCGGTAATGCAGTCGTCTGTTATGCCCCCAATGCGTCTGGCACATTATCAGCGATGTCCTCGACGGCCTTCCGTCGGACCAATCTGGGCGAGTGGCAGTACCCTTCGATCAATGTCCGCAACCTGTGGAATCGCGACCTGACGAATGCTGTCTGGGTTGCCACCAACGGAACGGCGACAAAGAACCAGACGGGGGCGGACGGAGCGGCCAATGCCGCGTCCCTGATAACTGCCACCTCTGCCAACGCGACCTTCCTTCAAGCAACCACCAATGCATCGGCAAATTGGGTGTTTCAGGTCGACCCTCGCCGCGTGTCCGGAACCGGCACGCTTGAAATGACGATGGACGGCGGAACGACTTGGATCGTTGTCACCCCGGCTAGCTCCTCTTTCGACGTGATGAACCCGAAGGTCATCAATCAATCTGCCGTCACGAATCCATCTGTCGGGTTTCGCATCGCGACTTCCGGTGATAGTTTTGCCGTCGATTTCACGATGCTCTTTGCCCAGCCTACAAATTATCCGGCCAACACCCCTATTCATAGCCGGCCGATCACCACTTCGGCGACAGTCCAGACGTTCCTTGAGCGCGCCTACGCATCCTTTCCAGACAATTCCCCCCTTGCGATTATCGCCCGTGGCCCCTTCGCGTTCTATCTCCAGCAACGCGGTTACCCGAACCACCCGATAACATCGGCCTCGAATTTCCAGGTCAGCGTCGCGCCAGACGGCACTATCAAATTTCAGAATGGTGCATCCGGGCAGTGCGTGACCACGGCTGGCATCTGGAAAACCGGCTTGAGCCAAGTCAACAAGATTGCCGGCTGGTGTGATGGGTCTACGCTTAAAATGGCCGCGAACGGCTCGCTGGCAGGTGCTGCGACCGGCACAATAGGCCTCGACCCAGCGCTCGATCACTGGGATCTCGGCACAAACGGTGCCGGGGCAAACTCAATCTTCGGTATCAATGAACGCGTCGCAATGGGTCCCAACCTGACGTTCACCGATGCGCAACTTCAGCAGATGACGACGTAAGGAGCCGTTATGGCTAACAGGGTAGTCGATACGCTTGCGGCGACTGGAACCGGCACGGCGATAACCGTTCAGACAGGATGGCTGTCTCTCACGGGAACGTGGACCGGCACTGTAAATCTGCAGACAGGTCCGAATCCTGACGGCTCGTGGTCAAACATGACGGACGCCAGCGGCAACGTGATTGCCCTGACGGTCAACACGAACTGTCCGATCGACAACGCCATCCCGATGTCGATGAGGGTTAACTTCACGCGCACCACGGGAACTCTGGTGGCCGCACTCACGAGTCAGATCCCCGCCTAAAATGTTCACCTGGCTGGTGATGGATGCAGGGCAGAAAGATGCACTCGTAGCTCTTGGCACAACGGAACAGTTTGCCCCAAGAGTAATCACCACATCGGAACTGGCTGGCAAATGGGCCAGTCCTATCAGTCTCCTTGACGACCCAAAGTATGCGGAGTGGGCGCAAGGGCTTTCTTTCCTTCCGCTCCGCACACTAAGCGCCGACGCGCTCTTCGCCTGAAACCTCAACC